CAAGTCGATTTCTCGTACTAGAACGCCTGGTGAAAGTTGAAATGCCATTTTTTATTACTCCCGTATATTTTTTTAATTCAAGGTCTTAGTCATTTACATAGAATATTTATAAGTTTACCAATTGCTACTATCTACTACGACCCATCTATCTCCTTCAGCATCAACGAATGATTCCGTCTGCTCATCGATATCGCTGGTAACAAAACCGAATGGAGTTAATTCATCTTCTATTGCTTGCATCTTTTCTTTATATAGTTTTTGCCGTATATCAGTTTCAGTTAATTCTTTGAAATACGGTTGACCACTCAACCATGCAAACATCACCAAACACATTGCCAAATCATCATGTGTACCATCTTCTGCTTCATAGGAACCTTTCCTTGCAACAAAAGTTGATAGTTCGTTAATAATATCAAAATCATGAATTACTAACTTATTCTCTTCTATTAAGTTTTTTAGATTACTACATCCTAAGCGTTTTAACTGTCCTGTCGTTCTAACTCCTAGAGTTGTTCCTCCTCCAAAACCTCCTCCTAAAACTTGTCCCGACCTACCCTTAAACGTGGTGGATAACAAGTTCTCATACTCTATCTCATTATTTAGAATATCCGCAACTTGTCCACCAATGTCGTTAACCTCAACTAGAACATATGCATTATTATAATGCGAACACATTCTATTAATGATTGTTGGATACATTAATGGTGATATCTCATTTGCACGATACTTACATACAACTTTAAAGGGCATCTTTGTAACATCGATTACAACAAACGCGCTGTAATCGATTCCTACGCCCCTTGCTGTGTCAACTGTACATACATAAGTGTTTTCTTCTTTCACTGTCTCATAGACAGTAACACCATCTTTGTTATATTCTGGTTCTTTGTATGCTAGATTACGCAAAGCATTAGGATTGATAAGTGTGTTACTTGATCCTAAGAACTGACACTCAAACTCTTGTTCCCACTGTTCTTGTGACGTATTCTTAATTGTTTCTTCTTTAAATCTTTGCCCTCGTCCTGGAATATCATTCCACTCAACTTCAATGGGTGCATATGTACTACGCCTCTCTTCAGCATCAACCCACATCTTATAGAAATGGTTCATACCATTTGGGGTTGATACTACCATAACTTTTGTATTTTTACCAGAAGTAATAGTAGGATAAACTGAACGGAAGAAATCTTCAGCAAGATTAAATGGAACAAATGCAAACTCATCTAGAAACACTAAGTTGTATGAACCACCACGAACTGCACTAGATGAAGTTGATGATGCTATAATCTTACTGTCATTTTCTAATACGATAGAACCTTTATTCCATTCTTTGATACCTTGCTGTAACCAAGGTGGTAATGCTTCATAAGACATATGAATTTTAGCAAGCAAGTCTCTCGCTAGTGCGCCTTTGTTCGCAAGAATAGCGCAGTTAACAGTTGGATTGAATAATGCGAACCACAAAATGTATGAACACACTGTAGTTGATTTACCAGACTGTCTAGGAATTTTGCAAATAGAAAATCTATTCTTATGAAATGTTTTAACCATTTTTCTTTGAAACGGATACATTTCAAATGGAATAAAACCTTCATCAAGATTAACAATCTTAACGTAATTTTCGATGAAGTATGTTGGGTCCTTAGAACACTTAACATACTCTTCGATTTGTTCTGCAGTAAACTCTTGCTGAACATTCGTTTTTTTAAGATTAGGATTTCCTAAATAATTATCACTCATTTACAATCTTCTGTAATACTACTTCAAATTGGTCAATCTTTAGTGTGCGATTTGGCCAATAGATATAATCTTTTTCTGGATTCTGTTTTAAATTATCCAACAGTGGTACGACTGCTTCATGCAGTTTCTTGACTTTTGCTTTTAACTTAGTTACTTCTTCTGTTGATGTTGTTGCAGTCTGTGCTAATGTTTGTACTGCCTCTAATTCATTTTCATCTACAGCGGTAAATCCGAAATCAAAATCACTCATGGTCGATTACCCTCTCTTCCTTTTCACCCTTAATTAACTTTTGCAATTCTGCGGTTGATCCAACAAACAGTGCATTTGTTACATTCTGAGGTGCTTTTTCGTCTACTTTGTTTAACTCTTTCATATTCTTTTGTAACTTCATCAAATCTTGTGTAACATCACTAACAGTCTTAATTAATTGTCCAGCAACTTCATATGAACGAGGATTCTCTGCTTCTCTTGCAAGTTGAAGAATACCTTCAATAGCAGTATTGCCCTTCTCAATGAGCATATGAAAATTCTGTCTAGCAATTTCATAGTCTGCATCGGCATCTGACTTATTTGGATTTGGTGCTGGTAGATGAGTTGAAGCAGTAACTTCGGTTGGAAGTTGCTCTGCTATATCAAATACTCTATTGAGTTTATCATCAATTTTCATTACACATCTCTATAGTTGTGTGAATCCGCTTACCTTTTTCAAAGTAATTGTCACAGTTCCATCTTCAATAAAAACTCGTAAATCTTTGCTTGGTTCGGCAGAGAGACCTAGTTGTCCGGTGTTAATAAAAGACCCCACACCAGCACCACTGAATGTAAACACTGGTGTTAGATTGGGTGTTGTTATACGAAAAATTTGTATATCTCCTACATTATTATCATAGTCAATTTGTAGAATAATACACTCGGGATCAACTGCAGTTTCATCTCTACCTATGCTGTCAACATCTAAATCATAATCCACAGAACCGGGAGTGAAATCTCCTGATACCGCAAATGTTGCCCTAGTTTCTGTTGTGCTTAATATTGTTTTAGTCGCCATTATCTAACTCCAAACTTCAGTAAATCCAAAATCATCATCCGCATCAGCAGATGTTGGATTTGGGGTTGTAGTCAATCTACTAGTTGCTACCGTAGAATTCGTATCTAAGAACGCATCTGCAACGACAGTTTTAATGATACCTTGCTCTGAAATTGGTCCATAAAAATTCATCTTAGCGGTGAACGTCATAGTATATATGATACTTCTACGACTAGCAAAATCACCTTCATAATCATCTTCGTATGTCAAACTCTCTAATATAACTGGAAAGTCATCTTTAATATTCATTTCTGGAACTGCATTTATAGTGAGTGTATATGCAGGAGTAAAAAATGGTAAAACTTGTTCTACTACTTGCAATGCGTCTTCTTGATTTTTTGCCATAATATACAAATTAAAATTTAAATTATAAGGCACAGATTGATACTGTCTTTTTATTTGACTAGTACTTACTGTTGATAACGACTTTCTCACATTAAGTTTATTAACTTTGCGTTGACTATCATATGTAAACCCACCAATCTCAAATCCCATTCTAGGAAGTGTTAATTGTTGTGCGTTTGTTAAATCTGGATTCTCATAAAGTCTGGCGAGAAACTTTTGTTTAGGACCATATGATAGTGGCACTTTCATTGATTGAATTGCAACGCCATTGCTGTCTTTTCTGCGAATATCAATATCATTAAATACACTACCAAATGCAATAACGCATCTGCGAATAGTTTCATGATAGAAGTGATTTTGTCCTAGCATTATCTTTGTACCTCACCAAATGGATTACTTGTACTAAAGTCGATGACATCCTCTGCATTTAATCCAAAGTCATAGTTTCTTGCAAGAGGTTCAATAGACTGTGTAGTTGTGGTGAACGTAGTTGTATCAGACAACTTGTAATCTTCTTTAATAATCTTAAATCCGTTTTCTAGTAGAACTGAACCTGAAGCATCTTCAAGTTTAAGTTCATATTCAAACATGTCTGTTGAGTATCTATCTTCTATAGCATCAATAGCACTAACTCCAGTGTCGAGTTTTTCACTGCTATAAACAAATCTCTCAACATCTAATCTATATGTGTAGATGTTATTTACTTGATAAAAAATATTTTCATGCTCTACGAATGTAATTTCAAATATTCCACCAGTTAATGGAAAGTATAATAAGTCGCCTTCATTGGGACGACCTTCTACAATCAATGATGCATTATTATCTACTTCTGTTGTCCATCTCGACTTAACAACTACAAAACTTGCTCTGTCGCGTATTTCAACACCAAACTTAGATAAGAAATCACCTTCACCTTCAAATCCATCCACACTCTGCAAATACATTTCAATAGGATGTGCAGAGGTAAACTTAGATAATGCATCTTCTGTGAAGATAGTATCTATGTCTACGAGTGTGCGAGGAATATAGTAAACATCAAAACCGTAAATCTTAACTGCTTCAATATATAGATTTTCAACTAACTGTTGCTCTAGAGAATATCCTGTACTATTTAATCCACCGCCTTGGTTGAAATGTGCATTAAGTGCCATCTAATTATCCTGTCATGAAGTTTACTGGTAACTCGTATCGTAAAGACATCTCTTCTTCAATCTTATCGATTTCAGTTTGTGCTTCTTGCATGATACGAACACCATCAAGTGTAACACCTCCTGGCATCTGCACACCAGCAAACTTACTTAAATTATTACCCCATTGTAATTTAATAAGTGCAGTAAGATATTTTTTCAAAAACATATCATTATAAACATCTGTAAATGTTGTTGGGTCTAAAATTCGATATACCTCAAAGACTAGATATTCATCTACCTTTATATCTTCGTTCCAATCCATATCGACATAAATTCTATCGGTATGTCGATTAAATCTAATAGGTTTTTGTCCCACTAAAAGTTCGTCTATCAAGGAGAGGTGTGTTTGTACCATGTTATAGTATATTACTGAAGTGCTTGCTAAATCAAAAACTTCATTTAGACGTAATTGATAACGTACATCAAACATGTCCATATTACTACGATTTGTGAATGGAAACACTTTGACAACACCTGTGATAGCATCTGTTACAGGAACATATCCATTTTTGATATCACCAGCAACAATTACTGTTACTGTATCTGTGGCACTTGAAGAACCACCGGTAATAGTCTCATTTAGAGTGAAATCGCTCAACTCTCTATAAACACGAATAGTTGTTGCGGATGGTGCGTCTAGTACGAATGCAGTAGCGCCTGATGTACCACCAGTAATCTTTTCACCTAGGGTGAACTGTGAGGAATCTGTGATTGTTAATGTTGTAGCGGTTATCTTATGCTTTAAGTAAACTTTTTCTACACCGTCAAAATGATATTCCTGAAAGAACTGAAGTGCTTCATCTGTTCTATCATCAATTTGGTCTGTTGACACGTTAATGTCAATCACTCCCTTACCTAAACGGCGCAGTGCATATTCTTGTAAATCGCTTCTGCTTGCTGGATTTGCCATAAAAAAATCTCCAAGGTATCTATGTTCTAATAGTATTTATACCTTGGAGATAATGAAGTTTTTTAATTATAGTCTTTTTATTATCCGCGAACTAGACAACATTCAACTTGACCGTGTTCTCTACTGTCTGCAGTTAGAGCAATTGCTTTAACATCAGTAAATGACGCGCCATTGTTTGTTGTTAGTTTACCTTTAGATGAACTCAATACAAGAGTATCACCTTTAGCAACAGAACCTCTAGTGTTTACTAGACAACGACCTTTTAGGGCAACATATGGGTTATTAGTTCTATCTAATGAATAGATAACACCAATTGTTTTGTTGTCTGATGCACCTGTTGATGTTTCAATCTCATAGGACCCAGACGTTGCAAGACGAACAACAGTACCAACTGACAAAAGAGCAGTCGGATCGATAGTAAATCGTTCTGCGAAATCTGAAACTTGTCTTTCTAATATTAATTTACCATTTCTAATTGGCATTTTTTACCTCTCTTTTACTCTTCTCCAGTTAGTGGAAGGTTAAACCTTTCCGCTTCTTCTTCGATATCTTTCAGTGTTGGGTTGCTTCTCATTTGACCCTCAGGTATAGTACCATACACTGCTTCCATCTTAGTGCCTTTTCTTCGTTTTGCTAATGCTTCTTCCGCATATTGCTCTAAAGTTTTTCTTGTAACTAAGGAATCAACATCATCAGGAACTAATCCACCATATGCAATTTTCTTTGCTGTTTCCTCATCAATCTGTCTGAGAATATCTTCGGGTGTATTTGGTAAAATTTTCAAATACTCTTCAGACTGTACCATCCAATGTTTGTTTTCTGGTTTAGGAAATCTCTTCTTCACCGCAAGTCTTCGTGCTTGCAATGCGTCCATAGTTTCACTATTACCTTCAACTACATATTCCCATAGCGCACGAATAAGTGCTTGCTCACCAGGATATGCTTTTCTTCTCAAATCAATGTATGCCTGCTGGTCAAGAATATCTTGAACAAAAGGTTCCATTTTTTTCAATTCAGACTTTGTAGGTTTAGGTAGAGGGTTGTCCTCATCCCAAATCAAATTTTCATGAAAGGAATCATGGTCATGACTAACAAAAGTTGAACCGTCAGGTCTTCGTACTTCATTACCTTCTTTTGGAGATTGAAATCCCCACTCACAAGTTGGATATAAAATACTTAGTATAGTAGGAATGTGGTCTGCACGTTTCCTAGTACGAAAGTATTCGTCAACTGCCAGTTGCTCTTGATGAGACAATGCCATACCCATGCCATATTTTTCACCTAATGCGTCAATTTCTTCTCTTGTTGGCGGTCCTTTTCTTTTTAACTCATCCAAAGACATAGGACCTGATTTCTTCAATATTGGTCCAACCGTATCATTAAATCCCATTTTATAAACTCCTAATTATATAATTTCATCTATATTTATACATCTCAAATATTATTGAGGACCGTTAAGTCCTACAATACCAACAGAAATTTCTTTTGCTATTAATAACCCATTCGAAACTGTCATTGTTTTTCCGGCGTTGTCATATGAAGCGCAAGCAATTTGCATATCTATTTTATTTAAAGAACCATGAGAATATGCATGAACTAATCCAACTGATTGTCTCATGTTATATAGACTGACGGTACTCTGAGCATTTTGATAAATTCTATCACTATTACCACCATGATGCGATGCTTCATGACCGCCAGCAGGTCCACCTAGTAACTCAGTTTGCTCATATTCTTTGTGACCATTAACGT